TGTAAATGATTTAAGGTTAAAAGAGATAGCGACAGGTGATGAGTCAGGAACCTGGGGCACTTCTACAAACACAAACTTAGAACTAATAGCTGAGGCCTTTAGCTTTGGTACAGAGGCGATAACTACAAACGCAGACACACATACAACCACAATAGCTGATGGATCTACTGATCCAGGCAGATCAATTTATTTAAAATATACAGGTACTCTTGATAGTGCTTGTACTATTACTATAGGCCCTAATACCGTATCTAAACTTTGGTTTATAGAAAACGGAACATCTGGCTCACAAAATATAATTATTTCACAAGGCAGTGGAGCAAACATAACTATACCTGCTGGTGATGTAAAAGTAGTTTACTCTGATGGAGCAGGTTCAGGAGCAGCAGTTGTTGATGCTTTTGCTAGTCTTTCTGTTGTAGATCTTAAAGTACAAGATGATTTAACAGTAACAGATGATATGACTGTTGGTGGCACATTAGGTGTTACTGGAGTTGTAACAGCTAATGCAGGTGTAGTAGTAGATAACATTACAATAGACGGAACCGAAATAGATTTATCTTCTGGTGATTTAACACTTGATGTAGCAGGAGATATTATTCTCGATGCTGATGGTGCAGATATAAAATTATTAAATGATGGAACACATTGGGGTTCTTTATATACTAATGCAACACCTGCTAATTTATATTTACAAAACATGGTATCTGATGGCGATATTTATTTATCAGGTAGTGATGGTGGTTCTAATATAAATGCTCTAGTTCTTGATATGTCAGATGCAGGAACAGCACAATTTAACAATAGAGTTGCGATTGGTGGAAGTCCAAGTGTTGCACAACTTGACATAAAAGCCAGTAATTCAAACAAATATATTTATTGCGATGATGGAACTAATGCACTATTAGAAATTAAAGGAACAAGCAGTGAATTAGCAATATCTTCACAAACTACAGGTTTTTCTGCTCATGAGGATATACATTTAAAATCACATAATCTTATGTTTTATCAAAATGGTTCTGAACAAGCCCGTATTGATAGTGCAGGAAATGCTATGTTTGGAACTACACAAAATATAGCAAACACAGATTCTAATGATACTGGAGGTAGTGCAGCTTTCTTTGGCATGTCGGCAAGTCAAACTGGAACTGGAGTACATATATCTTCAAGAAGAGCTGCTCCTTTAGTCTTAAATAGAATGGCAAATGATGGTGATATAATCACTATAAATCAAGCAGGTTCAACAGTTGGTTCTATTGCTTCTGATGGCAACGATTTAACACTTGATGTAGTAGGTAATATAAGATTAGATGCTGATGATAATGGTGAGATAAGATTTCAAGATGCAGGTACAACTTACGCAACAATTAAGAAAGATGGCAACAACGCACTTTTTCAATCTATAGTAGCTGATGGCGATTTTATAATACAAGGTATTGATGGCTCTTCTTTTATTTCTGCTCTTAGCATTGATATGTCAGAAGGGGGGAATTGTGCAATAGGCTCACACACACCTACAGCAAAACTAGATGTTAGAGGTTCAGTAAATTCAGAACACGTAGTAATTACAGGTGGTAGTAACTCGGGCAGAGGATTATCAATACAAACTGCTTCTAGTGGTGGTCAACAAGATGCTGGTGTAGTATTTGATGCACAAGATACAGAAAGTGGTGCAAATCCATATATCGCTTTTGAAACTGCTGGTAGTGAAGCCATGAGAATCACAAGTGGCGGAGACGTACTTATTGGAGTAACCAGTGCAGGTGCAACCTTGCATGTTAAAGAAGCAGCAAATAAAAGTGAATCAGATGGTCATTTTAGAATTGAAGGAAATGGATATTCTTCAATCCAATGGTTAGATGGAACTGCTTATTATATTGGGCAAAACTCTAATTCCAGAAGTTTGCGATTTTACTCAGGTTCTGATGAAACTGCGGGTGCTCAGTTATCAGCAGGTGGCACTTCTTTTACTACATTTTCTGATGAAAGGTTAAAAGAAAATGTACAAGATATTGGTTCTGTTAAAGAAAAAATAAAAGATATAAGATGTGTAAGTTTTAATAGAAATGATATAGAAAATTCAAAAGAAACGATTGGTTTTATTGCACAAGATTTTATAGGTAAATTTGACCAAGTTTTAGATAAAAGTAAATTTACAGGTGATGATACCTATTATTATGGCATTAAATATACAGAAACTATACCAATTTTATTAAAAGCTATACAAGAGCAACAAGAGCAGATTGATGCCTTACAATCTGAAATTAATATTTTAAAAGGAGAATAATATGGCAATAGGATATACTTGGGATTGTAAAACTTGTGATACATATCCTACAAAAAGCGGTAAATCAAATGTGGTTTATAATGTGCATTGGAGATTAACTGCTACAGACGACACTAATAAAGACAGTGATGGTAATAACTGGACAGCATCTTGTTATGGTGCACAAGAATTAGATACATCTGATCTATCTATTTTTAAAAATTGGTCTAGTCTTACTAATAGCGATGTACAGGCTTGGGTAGAAGCTGCATTAGGTAGCGATGAAGTAACTAATATGAAAGCATCATTAGATGCAAATATAGCCAAAAAAATTACGCCAACTTCTGTACAAAAAACATTGAGTTCTTAATATGGCTACGCAAGAACCAGTAGTAATGATTGATGACAAAGAAATTAAAGTAAGCGAACTTACTAACGAACAACAATATTTTCATAGTCAAATACTAGATTTAACTAATAAACAAAAACGCATACAGTTTGAACTTGACCAAGTTAATGCCAGTTTAAGTGTGTTTCAAAACGCATTTATAGAGTCTGCTAAACAAAAAGCAGATGAAGTCTTAAATAATCCAGAGGAGGATAAAAATGACAATTCTTAATATATTAGTATGGGTTACTGCAATTATATCTATAGCTTCTGTTGTAGCAGCAATAACTCCAACACCTAAAGATGACCATTGGTTTAGTTACTTATACAAAGTAATAGATTGGTGTGCATTAAATGTTTTAAAAGCAAAGGATAAAGGATGAGTTGGTTAGAAAAAATGTGGAGCAAGGTTACTGGAACTGAAAAAATAAAAGTAAGAACCAGGAATAAAAAAGGTCATTATGTTGCTGATGACAAATCAACACCAGATGTAGATGAAGCTTGGACAACAAAAAGAGTTAAAAAATCTAAAGAATCCTAATGGCTAAATCACCCGATGCGTTTGTTTATAACGCTACACTTGATAGAATCGTTGATGGCGATACTTTTGATTGTATTTTAGATCTTGGTTTTGATGTAAAACTTCACAAACAACGTGTTAGGCTTGCTGGTATAGATACACCAGAAAGCAGAACACGTGATCTTGCTGAAAAAAAACTTGGCCTTGCTGCAAAAGAAAGACTAAAAGAATTGTGTGTAGGCAATATAAAAATTAAATCGTTGGGCAAAGGTAAGTACGGTCGTATATTGGGCATACCTTATACAGAAGACGGCAGAGATATTTGTGATGTTCTTATTAAAGAAGGTCATGCCGTTGAATACGATGGAGGCAAAAAGAAAAAAGTTTGGGGTGATTACTAATGGAATCAGCCGTAACTTTAATTCAAGAAGTTGGATTTCCTATTGCAGCAGCATTAGGGCTTGGTTGGTTTATTTACAAACTAATTATGCGTATTGTTGACGGTATGGAGACTAAACTTGATACTGTTGATGAAAAAGTAGAAGCACAAATAGCTGCTATAGAAGAACGACTTGGTACAAAACTTGATTCACAACATGGTATTTTGGTAGCATTAATAGATAGAGTGCGAAGTTTAGATAACGAAATTATAAGACAAGATACTTTAGTTAAAACTATTCTTGGCGTACCACAACTTATAGATAGCAATAAAATTGCAAAGGCGAATAGAGATGACCAAAGAAAAGATTAACGAAACTGAAGCAGAAAAAACTAGAATACTAATTGGTGTAATGTTTTTTGGTTTAATTATGTTTATAGGAATAATAGCTATAAATATAAAAGCAGATCAAATAGTACATAAATTTAAGTCGCCTAGTTTTAATGGCGTAGGAACATCATCTCATTACTTAACCATAGAAAACCAAGAACACACCCGCAAACTTACACTTAAAGAAGAAATTAAAGCCTTACAAGATGAAATCAAAAGAGAAAAAGAAAACTCTACTCTTGCAAGATTTATGCGTAATCTTGAATCTAGGGTTTACGCAGAATTATCAAGACAGTTAGTTAATAACTTATTCGGAGAAACACCGCAAAGTTCAGGTACAATTACCCTAGAAGGCAATACAATAGTATATACAAGTGATGGCACTACATTAACCCTAACTATAACCGAGCAAGATGGTACAATTACAACGATCGTTATTCCTATCGGTACTTTTACTTTCTAGTTGTTCTACATTTGATCAACTTGAAGATACTTACGAACATAGGTTTTCAGCTCATAATGTTGTAAGTATTCAAGATTTACAATCTAAAGAACTTAAAAACGTACCTATACCTCAGGTAAGTCCTGTAGTCGCTGTATATCCAACCGCATTTACAGATCAGACAGGACAAAGAAAAAGCAACAGCGAATTTGCACTGTTTAGCACAGCTATAACCCAACAGCCAAATGCATTATTAATACGAGCTTTAAAACACGCAGGTAATGGTCAATTTTTTAGAGTCGTAGAAAGAGTTGGTTTAGATAACTTAACCAAAGAACGACAGCTCATAAGATCTGCAAGAGAACAAACTGCTAGTGAAGATGAAAAAAAGAAAGCTCTAAGGCCACTTTTATTTGCTGGTATTTTGATAGAAGGTGCCGTAATTTCTTATGAATCTAATTTAGAAAGTGGGGGTTCTGGTGCCAGATATTTAGGTGTAGGTAAAAGTGTACAATATAGAGAAGACAACATAACTGTAAGTTTACGTATGGTTTCTGTTGCAACAGGCGAAGTCCTGCTAGAAGTGTTAAGCCAAAAAACCATATTTAGCTACGGAAAATCTGAGGATATATTTAGGTTTATTGAAGCAGGTACCGAGCTAGTAGAAGTAGAAATGGGTAACGCAAGAAACGAGTCATCTACCATAGCTTTAATGAAAGCTATAGAGGGTGGTATATTAGAAATAGTAGAAACAGGATATGAAAAAGGATTTTGGGTTTTACAAAACAAAAACGAAGGAGTAGAATTAAACAATGAACAAATTAAAATTAATAAGCCTGATTGTGATGATGACTGCGTTGACGACATACGCGGCTGATAACGAAATATATGTAGAACAATCTGGTACTGGAGCAAATATAGACCTAGAACAATTAGGTATATCTAATATTATTGGGGGGTTAAACTCGACTCCTGGCAGCATAAATGCTTTTGATTTAGACGGAAATAGCATGACACTTGACATTAATATGATTGGTGCAACCAATAAATTTTTAGGTGATATATTTGCTGATAACTTTACAGGTTTTTATGAGTTTGATGGCGGCACTAATTCATTTACCATACAAGTTGATCCTACAGATACTTACAGTTCAGATGGATCTAATCAAAATGTAGATGTTACAGGAAGCGGCAACACCTTTACTTTAAATCAAGGCACTTCAGCTTTAGCTTCACAACTTGATTTAGATTGGATTATTCAAGGATCTAACAACACAGTTACTTCTAATATAAACATAGATGGAGCAACCAATTTTATGGATATAGATGGAAGTGATAATACAGTTACATATACTGGTACTGGAGTAACAGCTAGTGCAGGTGGATATTTTTATCTTGACCACACAGGAGGTTCAAGAACCTTTAATATCCAACAACTAAGCACCCAAGATAATGACTGGCTTAAGATTATTTCAATTTCTGGCACTGCCGCTTCTACTGTTTGCGTTATTCAAAACGACCAAGGTACAAGCACAAGCTGCTGATATAGGAGATATTTCTGAACTAAATGGTTCAGCTCAAATCCTAAGAGATAAACCTTATGATGCAAATCTTAAATTTGCAATTCAAAGTAATGATGAGGCTATAACCAAAGATGGCCGTATGGCTATTACTTTTCTTGATGATTCTACAGTAAAACTTACAGAACATAGTCAGCTACTTATTGACGAGTACATATATGATCCAGACCCAAGCAAAGCAAAGATGGCTCTTACCTTTGGTCTTGGTACAGCTAGGTTTATTACAGGCAATTTAAACCGTATAGATAAACAAAATATCACTCTTAAAACACCTACAGCTAATATAGCTATACGTGGCACTGATTTTACGGCTACAGTTGATGAACTAGGGCGTAGCCTTATAATATTGCTACCAGACGCTCTAGGGCTCTCTAGTGGCGAAATAGAGGTGGTTACTGCTATGGGCACTGTTTTACTTAATAAACCATACGAGGAGACTACAGTAAGCGTATTCGAGTCAGCTCCAACAAAACCAGTAATTTTAGATTTAACACTAGATGTTATAGATAATATGTTGATAGTAACACCACCTAAAGAAGAAGTGCTAGTAGAAGAAGAAAACACCACTACAAAAGCAGATAGCGTGTTAGATTTTAATGATCTTGATATAGATTATCTTGCAGAGGACTATTTAAAAGAAGATAGTCTTGAATTTACAGAATTAGATATAAATTATCTTGATGTAAATTACCTTGAAGACCTTCTTAACGTTTTAGATGCTTTAGCTATTGCTGAAGAAGAAGATGTATTAGCACAAGCTACAAGCACGCAGATAACTGGAACTATGCTTGGCAAAGATCCTGACACGCAAATAACTGCTTTAATTACAGGAAACGTAGTAAGTTTGCGTAGAGAGGTAAGTGAAAGTGTTAGGTTAGATTTAGATGGCAGTACTGCATATACAGTTATTTTGATACAAGATGGTATTTCTAATACAATAAAAATTAATGGGGGAAGTGATAGCATTATTACTATCACTCAAAGTGATTAAATGAAACGACTATTATTACCTGTGCTTATAATGCTATCTTTACCATTATTATTTCAAAGCACGCCTACAGAAATATTAAAACTAAAAACTTTTGATGCTTTAATACAAACACCAGAAGAATCAGGTAACTTTACAATACTTAATATAACCGAAGAAGATGTGGAACGTGAAGGTGGTTGGCCTTTACCCAGACAAAGATTAGCTGAAATACAATTACAAATATTAGGTAAAGGTGCAGTAGGTGTTGGTTGGGTTATATCTTTTCCACAAGCAGACAGAATGGGTGGAGATGAAGACTTCGCTAGATCTTTGGGATACGCACCATCTGTTATAGCTATGTTTGAAGATGGTAAAGGTAATTACCCTGCATCTCCTGGAACCGTTGTACTTGGAGATGATAATGGTGGTATAATAAGCACGGGAGTTAAGCAGAACCTACTTCTCTTATCCAATCACACACTTCAAGGTTTAGCGATTGCTCCCACAGATGTAGATCAACTTGTTAGAAGAATACCTCTTTTAGTAAAAACTCCTGAAAATGAATGGATACCTAGTTTTGGCACACAAATATATAAAGCTTTATTTAATGTAAAAACTTATATTATAAAAACTAATGATAATGGTATATCAGAAATATCAATAAGAGGAATACCACCAGTTAAAACAGACAGCTTTGGCCGTAAATGGATTAGTTGGATAGATACACCACAAACAGACTTACAAGAAATGGAAGTAAATGGTAAGTTTGTATTTATAGGTGTAACTGCAAACGGAGTAATGCCGCAAGTAGCAACACCTGTAGGCTTGCTAGAGCCACATAAAATACAAGCAGCACTCGCTGAATCAATATTAATACAAGATAGTCCATACATTCCTGATTGGTCATTGGCTGCTGAACTAATGATGTTTATTATATTTGTTAGTTTAGTTTGGTTTGCACTTCATTATTTAGGTATAACTTGGGGTATCACTGTTGCAACCATGTTAATGGTTACTACTGGTAGTTTAGGATATTACTTTATAAGCAAAGGTTTGTTAGTAGATGTATCTTGGACACTTATATCAGAGTTTATTTCAGGATCTATAGCTTTCTATTTAAGGTTTAGACAACAATATAAATTACGTCAACAGATTAAAAAACAGTTTGAACATTACCTTGATCCACGCCAAGTCAAAAAATTACAAGATGATCCTAGTTCTTTAGTATTAGGTGGTGAACGTAGATACTGCACATTTTTATTCACAGATGTAAGGGGATTTACTGCTTTATCTGAACGACTAGAGCCAGAAGAAGTTACTGAAATTATGAACAAAGCTCTTACAATACAAGCTGACACCGTTAAAAGATATGATGGTATGGTAGATAAGTATATAGGCGATGCTATGATGGCTATTTTTAACGCTCCTATGGATACGCCAGGACATGAAAATTCTGCAGTTTTGTGTGCTATGGAAATACAAGACAAAATAAAAATGGCTGATTTAGATGTAGAAATAGGCATAGGTGTTAATAGCGGTTATGCAGTTATTGGGAATATGGGCAGCGAAACTAGATTTGATTATACGGCTATTGGAGATGCAGTAAATCTTGCAGCAAGACTAGAGAGTTCGACTAAGGATGTTGGAGAAGATATTGTTATAGGTTATGATACTATCAGTGCAAGTAGCTTTAGCGATCAAATTATGTTAAAAGAGCTTGATAGTATTTTTGTAAAAGGTAAAGAAAAACCAATTAAAATATACACTATACAATATGGTTAATAAAAAAATGACAGTAAACGATGTTGCAGAAAGGCTTACAAAGTTAGAAACAATATCACACGAGCGTTGGAAAACTGCATTCAATGAGTTTTCTGATATAAAACAAGAAATCACTTATATTAATTCAACTATGAAAGCCGCAACCTTTGGTGTGTTTGGTTTTCTTGGTGCAATTGGTATAGCTGTTTTAACGAGCATATTAATATGAAAGGATTATTAAAAAATATAGTAGGTGCTGTTGCACCAACATTAGGCACAGCAATTAGTGGGCCTCTAGGTGGAATGGCCATGGGTAAGATAGCAGAAGTGCTAGGTGTATCTAATGATCAAAAATCCGTACAACAAGCAATACAAAACGCTACTCCAGAACAAATGATGGAACTTAAAAAAGCTGAACAAGAGTTTGAAGTACAAATGAAAGAACTTGATGTAGATGTATTTAAGCTAGAAGTAGCTGACAAACAAAACGCTAGAGGTATATTTAGCAAAGATTGGACTGCTCGTATTATAGGTTTATTCACCATAGGTGGATTTTTAGGGTATATATTTTTAGTAACACTACAACCACCTGAACAAAACTCTGAAGCACTTATAAATTTAGTGCTTGGTTATCTTGGAGGGTTAGCAAGTGCAATTATTTCGTTTTATTTCGGAGCATCTCACACCAGCGATAAAGGAGAGTAACATGAATATATCACAAGAAGGTTTATCTCTTATTAAAAAATTTGAAGGTTGTGAACTAGAAGCTTACAAATGTGCAGCAGGAGTTTGGACATATGGATGGGGTTCAACTAAAGGTGTAAAAGAAGGCGATACAATTACACAAGAAGAAGCAGATAGTTTACTTGTAGAAGAAATGTCTGAATACGAAGGATATGTTAATGATATGGTTACTTCTGATCTAAAACAAAATGAGTTTGATGCTTTAGTATCTTGGGTTTATAACCTTGGGCCAAATAATTTATCTTCAAGCACATTATTGCAAAGACTTAACAACAAAGATTGGGATGATGTACCCAATCAAATTAAAAGATGGAATAAAGCTGGTGGGCAAGTGAAACAAGGCTTGGTAAGAAGAAGAGAAGCAGAAGCTTTGCTATTTGAAGGCAAAGAATGGCATGAGGTATAACAATGCCGTTGCAGAAACTTGTATTTAAACCTGGTATAAATAGAGAAGGAACTGACTACGACAATGAGGGAGGTTGGTTTGATTGCAACCTTGTAAGATTTCGTAAAGGAAGACCAGAAAAGTTTGGGGGTTGGGAAAAAGAAACATCTAATACTTATTTAGGAACCGCTAGAGCATTACACGCTTGGATTTCACTTGGAGGTACTAAATATCTAGGTCTTGGTACAACTTTTAAATACTATATAGAATCTGGTAATGTTTTTAATGATGTTACTCCAATAAGATCAACCACAAGTGCAGGGGACGTAACATTTTCTGCAAGTAATGGTGATGCCACTATAACTGTAGCCGATACATCACACGGAGCAGTACAAAACGATTTTGTTACTTTTAGTGGAGCTGCAACATTAGGCGGCAATATAACAGCAAATGTACTAAATCAAGAGTATCAAATAGCAACTATAGTAAATGCTAATAGCTATACAATTGAAGCGAAAGATACATCTGGAGCAACAGTTACAGCTAATTCTTCTGATTCAGGTAATGGTGGGTCTTCTGTTGTTGGCACTTACCAAATTAGTGTGGGTTTAGATGTTTACGTTCCTGGTACTGGTTGGGGTATAGATGGATGGGGATCTGGGACTTTTGGCAGCACATCATCATTAGGAAACACAAATCAATTAAGAATATGGACTCATGACAACTTTGGTGAAAATTTAATAATAAATCAAAGAGCAGCAGGTATATATCAATGGACAGAAAATAATGGAGTAGGAACAAGAGCTGTAGAATTATCTGGTATATCAGGTGCAAATTTAGTGCCTACTAAAGGTTTACAAGTAATTACCTCTGAAAAAGATAGACATCTAATAATTTTAGGTGCAGATCCTATATCTGGATCTTCAAGGACTGGAACTGTAGATCCAATGCTCATAGCATTTAGTGATCAAGAAAATGCTTTAGATTTTGAGCCCTTGTCAACGAACACTGCAGGTTCACTAAGGTTGTCAAGTGGCTCATCTATTATTGGTGGTGTAAAAGCAAGACAAGAAATATTAGTTTGGACTGATACAGCACTTTATAGTATGCAGTTCATAGGCCCACCATTTACTTTTGGTATAAATCTTATTAACGAAGGTACAGGGTTGATAGGTCCAAAGGCTGCCGTTACTACACCAAGTGGTGTTTACTGGATGAGCTATAACAACTTTTATTCATACAATGGTAGCGTACAAACTTTACCTTGTTCAGTTCATAATTACGTATTTGGAGACATTAATCTAACTCAATCATTTAAAATAAATGCTTTTACTATTAAAGACAAAAGTGAAGTAGGTTGGTTTTATTGTTCAAGCGATGCTACAGAAGTTGATAGGTATGTTATATATAACTATGTAGAAGGGTTGTGGTTTTATGGACAATTGTCTAGAACTGCTTGGCTTGATTCTGGTATTGTCAATTATCCAAGAGCTGTAAGCAATGGTTATTTATATAAACAAGAAGCAGGTTTTAACGCAGATGGATCTCCAATGACCAACGTATTTATAGAGAGCAGTGATCTTGATATAGGAGATGGCAATCAATTTAGTTTTGTAAAAAGAATAATACCAGATTATAAATTTATACAAGACGATAATAACGGCAATGTAAATGTTGTTTTAAAAACTAGAAATTTTCCAGGCGATTCTCTTGCAACCAACTCCACAAGTGCAATAACATCTTCTACTCAACAAGTATATGTACGCAGTAGGTCAAGGCAAATAGCACTAAGGTTTGAGTCTGACGATGACGCTACTAACGATGGTAATTTATCAATAGGATGGAGGTTAGGAGCTACACGTATAGATATAAAGCCAGATGGTAAAAGATGAGTAAGTTACTACAAACACAACTACCTATTGCCAGTGATACAGTTACTTCAGACATTTTTAATAGATTAGTAAGAATATTAGAAATAAATCTTGGTGCTATAGATCTTGATAACGTTAGACAAATAAGTGATTCAGAAAAAAATACACTTAAATTTAACGATGGTAGTATTATTTGGAACACTACAGTTGGTGTTCTGCAAGTATATACAGGCAATAAATGGGTTGATATAGGCGATAGAACCTCACCTAAAGGTTTTGAAATGACAACTTCAGTAGGTGCAGTTTCTGTAAAAACTAATGGCGATATAACTATAGAACTATGATCAATACAGCAGAAGACCTAAACTATAAAACAAAAAACATTCTTCTAGAACATCCTGCTGATTGGTACATACAAAAAGATACTTTTAAAGCAGTAAAAGATTCTATACAACCTATTGTAAACTTTTATGAAGATAGTGGTTTGCAGCCTAGAAAAGACACAAAGTTAGATAAAATTATTCAAGAACCTTTAAAAGATGTTTACACAGTTCCTTTTTTTTCAGAAAAGTTTTGCAACATACTTTTAGATGAAATGAAGCATTTAGAGGCATACTTTGGGTTTAATCCTAACCCAGAAGAAGATAATTTACGGCAGATACCAGAAATAACTTTTCAAGATAATTGTCCACAAATCTTTCAATCTTTGATGCAAACGATATATACTATAGGAAATCCTATATTTTTGAATATTTGGAATCGACACGTAGATAGTGGCGGAATACAAATAGCAAACTATAATTTAAAGGATAAAAAACAAGGTGCTTGGCATCACGATGCAAGTGCTGATATTAGTATGGTAGTTCCTTTGAACACTGGAAAGTACAAAGGTGGCGGAACTGAGTTTTTAAAACGTGGTACAGTTGAGCCATTACCTACAGGCCACGCTCTTATTTTTCCGAGTTTTACTCATATGCACAGGGGACTTGCAGTAGAATCAGGAGATAGATACTTATTAGTATTTTGGTTAAAATGTTTACAGGAATAATTTGAGCATGAATAGAATCGACAACTCAGGTAAAGGCATAGCAGGTTTAGGAAGAGGAGAGGACAGTATGCTTGCTCACGTAGCACCAGGAGAAATGGTAGTCCCACCAGTTATTACTCCACAAACACAAAAAATTATAGAACAAGAAATGATGGCGGTTGGACTTAATCCTAATGAATATAGGGTTGGTGAAGGTATGTCCATAAATCCAATAACGGGTATGGCAGAGTTTGGGTTCTTAAAAAAACTAGGTAAAAAACTTAAAAAAGTAGTTAAAAAAGTAGCACCAGTTGCTATGTTTATACCTGGAGTAGGTCAAGCTTTAGGCGGTGTATTAGGTGGTCTAGGATCTAAAATTGGTCTTACAGCAGCTAAATTTCCTAAATTAGCAAATTTTGCACAAACTGTAGCGGGTGCTGGTATTCCTGGTATTTCACAAATTGCTGGAGGTATGACAGCAGGACCAGGAAACTATGGTTCTACAATCACAACTGGATTAACACAACCTTTTGGTGGTTTTTTCAGCAGTGCTACTGGATCGACCTTGGGACCAGTAGGATCAGGCATACAGTCAAGTCTTTCAAAGGCTTTTCCTGGATTAATACCAGGTGCTACTGGATCTACTTCACAAGGTGGTGGAATGAATTTACCACTACTCCTATTAGCTGGTGCTTATGGTAAAGCAGTTAAATCTGATTATGAAAAGAAACAAGGTGGTTTACAAGATATAAGAACATCAATACGACCAGACTTGATGCCTCAACAAACATTTCAAGGTTTTGATATGGGCATAAGAGGAGCTAAAGATGGTGGATTACAAGAATTAGATATGCGTATGGGTGGTCCTTCAGTGGGGCCAGGAACAGGCACAAGTGATGATATACCAGCTATGTTGAGTGATGGTGAGTTTGTAATGACATCAGCAGCTAACAATGGTTTAGGTGGATTTAAAGTAACAAAAACAGAAACAGGCATAGAACTTATACCAAATGGTTCACCAAATAGACAAAAGGGTGCTGAAAACATGGACAAGCTTATGAAAACTTTTGAGCAATTTAATAAAATAGGACAAGTATAATGGGCTTTTTATCACAAGCATTTAAAGATCAAATTATGTCTCCAATTGGTAGGCCAATGCCTGCTATGGGTGTAAGGCCAATGTTAAGAGAACCTGGATTAGATATACCAGGAGAAAGAAGTATATTTGAACAACCAAGTCCTTTTGGTCCACCCTTACCTCCAACTCCACGACCACCAGTAGTAGGCGGTCCAGTTTTACCTCCTGTTGACCCTCGTATAATCCCACAAAGACCACCATCAATAGGTGGTGTAGGCGGTATAAATCAACCCATAAATCAACCATTACAACCAGTTTTACAACAACCACAACCACCACAAACAGGAGGTATTCCAGTAACAGGTGGTGGACCATTAGGAAGTGGTATTTTGCCTATAGCTAATTTACCGACAGGCCCAGTATCACCACCAACAAATATAGGCATACAAATACCAGATAATCCTGTGGGCGGCATAACTGCTGTGCCACAAGCCCAGCCTATGCCGCCAGTAGCCTTGGGTAGTCCAGAGTTTTTAGCAAGACAAAAACAACTAAGAGAAGCAATAATTGCTGCTGGAGATGATCCAGATCAAAAAGCTTATGCATTTGGTGGAGGTAATGGTTTAGAAAAAATGCCTGTACCACCCAAGCGTGAAGATTTTATGTCTATAGGTGGTCCTGGTGGTGGGTTTAATGATGATAGAGTATTTGCAGGCGGTAGTCCTACATTTAATGAAAGAGGATCTGTATTTACACAACCTTCTGTAGGAGATGGTATGACATCACCAAGTTTAATTGGGCAAGAAATAAACGCACCAATGCCTACTCCAGTACCAGAGCCAGTTGTACAACCAACTATCCCAGATCCAACTGTAAGCACAGAGCCTGTTACAACTCCCACAGATCCTAATATGTCTGTAAATATGCCTGTCGCACCTATAGATCCTGTATTGTTACAACAATCTGCCTCTGAAGTTCAAACAGACCCATTATTGAGGTCTTTATATTTTGGTACAGCAGATTCACCAGGTTTTTATAATCAACTACAACAAGCAGGTGCTAACCTAATTGGTAGTGATGTACCATTACAACAAACTGCAGGTCTCACTCCACTAGAATTATTAGCTAGACAACAGGCTGTAGCAGGATTAGGTGGTTTTGAACCATTTTTACAACAAAACAGAAATTTAGTAAATCAAGCTATAGAACAATCAAGAAGAGCAGAAGGACTCCAAGATCCTTATTACACACAAGCTGAAGAAATATATAAAGATACTATGGGTGCTTATGACCCTAGTATGACTCAACAGTTCTACAATCCTTATGAGGATGCAGTAGTACAACAAACTATTGAAGATGTAATGAAAGCAGGAGATAAACAAGATATAGCTGCTAGAGCTCGTGAGATTAGTTCTGGTGCATTTGGTGGCAGCAGGGCAAGACTTGGTGCAGAAGAACGTAGACAAGACCTTGGAGAAGGCTTAGCAAAAGCATTAAGTGGTATTAGATCACAAGGATTCCAAAGTGCACAAGCAACTGGACTTGGTGAGTTTGCAAGACAGCAAGCAGCTAAAAGAACTGGAGCTCAAGGACTTATGGGTATTGGTGTAGGCAGAGGAAGTGCTGCATCTGACTTAGGAAGACAGCTAGCAGGTTATGGTAGCCAAATGACTGGCTTGGGTAGAACACAAGAAGAACTAAGAAGAGGTCAAAGAGGAGAACTATCAGGATATGGTACAACTGGCAGAGGCATTGCTGAAACTGGATTAGGTAGAATATATGAGCAACAGATGGGACAACAAATGCGTCCATTAGGCGTATTAGGTCAGATTGGTTCTATGTTACCTGGGTATCAAGCTGCAAGTTCAAGAATTGACTCACAATATGGTATGCCCACAGATCCAGCCGCTGCAGGATTAGGAGCTGCATTCAGTGCTTATGGTGCTGTTGCTCCTAAACAAGGGAGCAGTTAGTGAATTTTCTAAAACGTAAAATGTTTCAAGATGGTGGTCCTGCTGCTGTAGACGAACGTTATTTTGTTATTGACAAAATTAATAACGAAAAATTTTTTGTAACAGAAAATCAAATAACAGATATTTTAAAATATGCTAATTTGGGCACTGTAGAGGCGTTGATTCAAAATCCAGATACAGAATATAGTCCAGATTTAAAACAAATTTTTAGAAAAATTGTTGGTCAAAGAGCAGTTGATGTAACAACCCTTGATCCAGCTACATTTGAATTTGGTGAAATGTTACCAGATACTACGTCTATAAAATCAGCGTTGCAAGATTTTGGTGGATTTGCATTAGATTTTGGGGGAACAGCAGCAGAGCAATTGATAAATCTTGGGAGAAAAGGTTTTTCAGGTCTTCAAGAAAAAGGTTACGATGAGTTTGGAAACCCATTACCAGAAGTCATGCCAATCGACTATTATAAAACTGATAGATTTCCATTTGATGAAAACAATCCTGGTGGACAAGCTTCGTTTGATTTTGACCGATTTGATAAAGGTATGCTTAGAAGAGGTTTTACACAAGAACAATTAGTAGATGTTTTAAAACAAGCACAAGTTGGCGATATAATAAAAGATTTTACACCTGAATTAACAGGACTTAATACAGAAGTTGACGCATCTTCTTTTGATTTTAGAGATGAAGATATAGCAGCTAGACAACCAAAATATATAGTACCTCCTGATGAATTTGTTTCAAAACAAGAAAGAATTGATGCTAGCCCCATTCAAAGCGAAACTTTAGGAACCATAAGTCCAGAAGAAGCAGCAGAAAGACGAGCTAGATTTCAAGAGTCTATAGAAGGTGTTGATGAGTTTGGTTTACCTATACCTGGTTTTGATAAAAGAACAAGCATGATAGATGATGGTATTGCTGAAGCCATACGAGAGCTACAACCAGCAGAATCTAAAGTTGATATAGATAAAACAGAAGCTGATACTTTATTAGATACACAAGATAAGTTTGATGGCAAGTTTGATCCACCAAAAATTGAGTTAGATAAGGTTGATACCAAATTAACTACGGGCGATAAAATTCGTGAGAAATTAGATACAAAAACAATTCCTGTTATAAAAGAAACTTTTGGTGTGTTCGGATCAGATAGGTTCTTAGATTTTATAAGAAACGTTGGTGGTGAATTAGTTAGGACAGGACAAATGGGAGAAGGTTTAGCATCTGGAGCTGCAAAAGCATCAGAGGAAAGAGCAGCAAGAGAACTTCTACAACAACAAGAAGATAAAAAATATAAAAGAGATTTAGCTCTTGCAGTTGCTGTAGAGGCTGCTAAAAATGCTGGCAAAAAAGATTTTACGGTAACTGATATAGACAAAATTACTACTAGAGAAGAAGAATTAGCTGAAAATATAAGAGGATTCAACAAAAGTGCAAATACACTTTCTAACTTAAATTACGTAATACAAACATTACAAACTGGTGGTGCTACTGGTTTGAGAGGTTTCTTTGGTGAAGCAACAGACCAAATTGAAGCTGCAATAAAATCTGATACTGGTAAAACTTTTGAAGAATTACAACCACGTACAAGAGCTAATGCTTTATTAAATGTATTACGACAAGCCAACGTAAGAGAAATATTAGGAGAGTCTGGTAAAACCATTTCTAACTTAGATAGACAAATAGTTGAAGATGTATTTGGTGATATTAAAATTACGACACCAGTTTCCATATCAATTAAAAAACTTGAAGACAGTAGAGTTAGAATTGTAGATGGCATGATGGAGCAACAAAATAAAGTTATTGCAGCTAAAAGTTTCTTTGATAAAGTAGGCGTTGAATCAAATGTTTACAATATTAATCAACCTATAATTGATCTTATAAAATCTTTTTCTATTGCTAATGCCAACACATATATTGAAGATAGAGACATACAAGATACATCGGTAATTGACATAGATTATCGTACACCAGGTACCTAAATATAATGCCAAGGTTTAGAGTCAATATAGCTCCAGGTGTTTCTCAAATAGTTGATGCTGCAACTGAAGATGATGCAAGAAAAATCATTAAATCAGAAATAGCCAAAGGTACCGTATCTCCATTTTTTGACGAGTTATTTTTTGATTATGAAACTGGGGTTAATAATAAAGAATTAAGAAGAAAACTTGGTAGAGCCGAAACAATGGCTGAAGAGGACAAGGTTTTAAATGACATACTCACTAGACTATCTAAAACTAAATCACCTTTAGAACAAGAAGATGTAATTGATGGAGAGGTTGGATCATCTGGTTACATTAGAAATACCAAAGGTCAATTAGCTTTAACACCTGAAGGTTTAGAAATACTAGGATTACCTATACAACAGAGAAAACTTCAAGATGGCACTATTGTAAATCTCAATACTATTATTGATGAAAATAGTTTTAATTTAAAGACTGGAGATTTAGCTGATTTTTCTGGTATAGCTGGTCCTGTAATAGGTACTATAGTATCACTTTTACCACAAGCTAGAATTGTCAGAGGTTTAGCTGCATTGCTTGGTGGTAGACAGCCTATGGCAAGAATGTTAGCTGCTGGTACTGGTTCTGCTGCAGGTAAGGCTGGTGAAGAATATCTCGATGCACAAGAGGGTTTTCAGTTACAAGATTCTGAAGAAATAAAAAAATTAATAGGATATGAGTTTGGTATTGGTTCAATAGGTCAAGGTCTTTTTGGTGAAGTTCCAGCAAAACTATACAACTTGTTATTAGGTAAAAGAGCACCGATTGACAATCAAAGACTAATGAACGTTATGTCAAAAAATTTAAGTTATAAAGATGTTGTAAAACTTGATAATGATTTAGGAAGAGCTGCTACACCTAAAGAAATAGCTAGAGCTGTGCGAGATGGTAGAGTTAAAAAGTTTGATTGGAAGTATTCAAGAGGGGCAATACCAGCACAGGCATCATTAGAAAAAATGTTACCTGGTAGGTACCAACAAATTTCTGAACAAGTCTTAGGTAACAATAGAGATATTGCAAATAAAAATGCTTTGTTTGCTGAGCTAGACTACATACTTAATGGTATTAAAAGTGAAAGAGCAGCTTTAGACTCTTATATATCACAATCATCAAAAGGTAGATTAGATGAATCAGTAAACCAAGCTTTACAAAAATTAAGAAACCAAGAAAAAGATGTTACAGAAAGTTTGAAAAAAATGCTTAAAGATATTGGTTCGGATGTCATTGAAATAGGGAATTACGGCCAGGTGCCTAGTAGAAGAGAATTTGGTGAAACACTCAAAGATGTATTATTTAGATCTAGAAGTGCTGTTATGCGAGAAAGTGGTGAAAGATATGGCACAGTTGACCAAAAATTTTTAGACATTGCAGATCCTAGAAATAAAGAAGAAATAGTAAGAACTGTTGGCGGTAGAGAAGCAGTTACTGGACCAGCACAAGAAGCACGTATTATAAACAAAACTATTAATAGTGTTGTAAACAAATATGTTTTACAGGCACAACGTTTGGTAAAAGATTATAAAAATAGTAGCAATACTTGGAATTTACAAGCTCCAGGAACTGATATTAAAACTAGCGTAGTACAACAGCTTGATGCTGTTTTAGAAAATATGAGAAAAAGATCTCAAGCAGTATTAGATAACGCAACAGACGAAAGCGGAGAATTAATTGCTGGTATTAATTTAAAACAAATAAGAAATGATGTTAGCAGATTAAAAGATTTCCACACAGAGGTTGTTGGACGTTCACCTGAAGGACGTTTGCTTAGTGATGTAGTAAAAGTGTTTGATAATTACAAACCTGGACAACAAAATGCTGACAGTATGCTCACTGAATTAGCTGATACAGGAAAAGCACAAATTAAAGCAGATTTGAAAAAAGCTGGTATTGATGTAAATCCAATTTTAAGCAATAGAATAACAATGGCTATTGATGATTTAAGAGCTGCAAACAAATTGCATTATGAAAGAATGAGGCCGTTTGATAAAGTAAAAATGGATTCTTTGATTTCAAATGCACAAAAAGGATCTATCAGTGCTGATGACGTTTATAAAAGAGCAATTTTAAGTGGAGCACCTGGAGAATTTTCAGATATTGTGAATGCATTACGTGGTTATGATGAATACCTTGCTAGAACAGGACAAGCTACGTTTAAAAATGGTAAACAAGTTTTAAAGGAAGTAGAACTAAAATCACAAATTAAAAGAAGATTGTTTAATGATGCTTTTAGAGTAGCAACTAAAGATGATTTAACAAGTGTCAACTTTACTGATTTTGCTAAACAAATGAAAAAATTTGATATGGAAAATCAAGGTAAGTTTGATGAGTTGTTTAGAGATCCAGTTACCAAAAGAAGTTCTGGTAAAGATGTTCTACGAGCTATTGATCAGTTAAATATGATAGGTCCAAGAATAAAACCACAAGATTTAAAAAGTTTAGTAAATGACTTCACTAAAGATTTTAAAGGCAAAGGATTAGATGCCTATGCCTCTGGTAGAAAATTTATTAACGAATTAGAAAATTTAGCCAAAGCCTCAGACGAAAGGTTAAAATTTGAAGCTAACAGGGCTATATCAAGACTACCTGAAGTTGGTATTGAAGAAACAGTTAATAGTATTTTTAGACCTGGTAGTGCAGCTAATATTATTAAATTAAAAAACACTGTTGATGACGAAGTGTTTAACAGCATTCAACAAGCTAGTATGCAAAAACTATTAGCTAAATCTATAGACTTCAATGGTAAAGGTAAAGTTACCGATGTATTTAAACATCAAAATCTTAAAACAGCTTTAGATTCATATGGTGATGAAACACTTGAAGCTATGTTTGGAAGAGAGCTTGCAAAAGATTTACGAACATTCCAAAAAGAAATAGATATTTTAACTCTTGGTGAGGTAGGCAGAGGAGCAGGTGGTGCTGGTGGTTTAGTAGCTGCAGGTATAGCTGCTACTGTTATATTTACACCTTTAGCCACCCTGCCGATAGTAGCAGGTCTTGCAGTTGCTAGGTCTTTATTTGGTAATAGAGCTTTTGTAAGATTGATGACTAAAACAGATCCAGGTTCCATTACACAGGCTTTTAAAATATTTAACAATACATTAAGACAATTTGGTTTACGATATGTTGATGGTCAAATTCAACCCTTTGCTGCTTCTGTAGCAGATGTTATTGAAACAGGTGTACAAGATGCTGCGACTGAGGCTGGAGTTACTGGCGGTGATGTAGAGGGTATTACAGATGAAGGTCTTAACATATTCCAACAACTAAGAGAACAAGTTACTGCACCACTCAAAACCTCAGAACTACAACTACCAGATGTTCAACCTATGCAATCACCAACAGATCCACTATCTCAAGAACGTATAGACTTTGCAGAACAAGTTGCTGGTAGGCCAATAGTTTAACTCTTTTCCCATTTAAACTTTGCTTGACCTGTGACTGGTTGCCATTCTCTACCTGGTCTTGTAGTCCATCCTTTGTGGTTTTTATCAGTAGAAGTTTCGCCTATTATTTTATAACCAGCAGCTTTCAAACTAGATCCAGATTCTGATTGTAACGTATATGTAATCATTCTCTTGCCACCCATTTGTTGCCATATTCTCCAACATTTACCATACAGAAAAGAATTTGTATTGTTCGGTGACTTGTTATTTGTACACACCCTTACTGCTTCTGCTGTATACCCATCATCTAAAGTTCTAGATATGGGTCTTCCTACTATTGCTACACCTACGAGCTGATCATCATAAGATGCACCAATGGCAAACTTTGCACCCCTTACTGGTTTGTTGTGTCTATGAAAATTATCGACAAATTCATTAGCATCACGTATGGTCATTGGCACTACTTGTAATCTCATTCTTCAAAAAAAGTAGGATCAACCGCAACAAACCTTTTAGCTGGTCTGCCTTTACCACCAACTTTAATCTCAACCTCTTGTATCTCCCCTGCATTTTTAAGCCTTTCAATAATCTCTTTTACTTCATAAGACTTCATGCTTCTAAATAATTCGTGTCTATCTACTTCACGTTTAGATATGCCCTCGCCATTCCTAGATCTAATAAATGATAATACTTGTTTAATCTTAGATTCTGTTGCACTACTTGCCACCTTATCTCTACATGCTTCTATAAATAATAAGTCGTAGTATCTAATAAAATCTACAGCCCAACGTGTTACATCTCCTGTAATGGCTTTAGCGTCTGCATTTGTTGCTAAAGTACATAACAAAGACAAACGCATAGCTTTTTCCTTAGAACGGCTTAGAAGTGGCTCTAGGTTATCTTTTTCTAGTATATCTTGTCGTTTAACTATTTCTCGTGCAAAGTCTTGTAGTATTTCTTCTGATTCTCTATCAAAATTTAAAATTATTTGATCTAAATCTAATTCTGCATTATCACGAGATAAATCAGTCATTCCTCCCCTAGATCTTCTAACATAGTTCACCCAATTAACTATAGATGTTGGTGGCGATTTAAATTTTTTAAGCTCACCTACTCTTCTTGGTTCTGTAGATTCAACAACCACAAAACGGTTTAAGAAGCCGTCTGCAATTCTGCCACCATTTAATGCTTTATAAAAATTCTTTGGTACTGATAAACCAACGAGTGTTATGGCTGGCTTATGCGTAACACGGCTCATCATCATTTCTTTATATTGTTCTTGTACATTCATTAAAGAATAGTTATCTGGTCGTAAAGTACCATGACAACGACCCCATGCCTCCATAAGTGTTTGTATTCCATCTTCTCTATTTGTATTGGTTGACGCACCTATGGCCTCTAATCTTTTACCAAACTCGTCCATTATAGTTATTTGTGTTGGCCTCATCTTAAGAACAGAATGCACAGCACCACTTGATGTATAACCATCTCCTACTACAAGCTTTTCGTGATCACTAGCATTGAGCACCGACTCAACAAATGTTTTTATGTTTTCCTTACCCTGACCAGACTTAGCAATACCCATGAAATACATAGAAGAAAAGTTATTCATATTGGTTCTATAAATACGTCCACAAGTAACACTAGCTAAAGCTAATGCACCTATGAGTGATAACTCTGGTTGTGGAACTTGTGCTATCTCTTCACAAAACTTAAACATATCTTTTAAAAGTCCTGGTGGGTTGAATAAGTCTTTAGGTTTCTGTATGCTTTCTGAAGCTTGAATGAACAATGGTGCTATCCTGTTCTTTCTATCGTGAGTGTTTTTAACGCTCTCTACAACGCTATCTATCTCTGTTTGTGGCAATGGTGGATTGTTATTTTTATTCCAGTTCTGCAAAAATATTTTTACAAATTGTATATTTACGTTCTTTGATATTAAGTATCCAGCTATTCTAGCAGCTCCATCATTCCTGGATCCTTCCATAACACCATCAAGTGAGAATGGTGCAGTTTGTACTCCTGTATCTGTTTTTGGAACTCCCGTAATTTTTTGAAACTCAACTTCTGTAAAGTCTGGTAAATCATTATGGTCATGTATTTTCCAATCTGGAAAAGTAATTGGTTTATAAACTTGTCCGTTGGCGTGCCTGTTATATGGTGCAATGATTAATCCACCCATACCCCTAATATCTATTAATCTTTCTATGGGAGTTTCAGCAGTTCTTCTGGTTGCAAAAGTAGTATAGTTTTGTGGATTGTTATAATAGTAATGCATACCTTTACCAGTTATAACTTTAAATGGACAAGCAGGCATATTTTTTTCTACCCAGTCCATAGCCTCTGGAGAATCTGCATCGACAACAACAAATTTACCGCAAACAAGTGCAACTTGTAAGTTATCTCTGCCCTTAAACCATGACTCTACAAGGGTTCTATCAGGCCTTACCTCTTTGTATTGTTCCCAACTACCTAGAAAAGATGGTGGTTTTTTGTTAGATCTTTGTAAAGGAACTACATTATAACCATCGTCATAATAGGCAAGAGCTTGCTCTAAGGATGTATCATCCTCAGTAATGTTAAGCTGAAACACACTAAGCTTCTTGTGCTATATCATTTACTGATCCAAAGATGCATTCAAAATCTAATCTGCCATCAGTAGCTTTTATAATTTGTTTGGCTTGATTTATAGTTGGCTGCCTATAACCATATCTCCATGACTTACATGAAGCCTCCGAACAACCAAAATCCTCTGCAGCTTTTTTCTGTCCTAGAAATTCAATGTATTCTTTTAAAGTGTATCTTTTTACTACTCTATCAGTGTGATTAGGTTTTACTCCAAGTGTTTCAAATTCTTTTAATTTTTGCGATGATAGCGACTTCATTCTATGATAATAGTTAGCTTGCCATACTAAATTTTCTTTGTTGGTATCTTCCATGTTTTTCTCCTCGTAACTTTTATTTGAAAAATATTCACATATTGTAGATAAGTAGTATATAATATGCAAGTTAATTTTTATTTAAAGGAGATAGAGAATGGAATTATCAAGTAGAATAGTATCTCCGCAAAAGTTAGTACAGGATCAAGGTGCAAAAATCTTGGTGTATGGAATGGCTGGAGCGGGTAAAACAACATTAGCCAAAACTTGTCCAGGCAAGGTACTTGTTATAAGTGCTGAAGCTGGATTGTTATCTATTAAAGATGCAAGCAATGTAGAGGCTATTGAAGTAAAAGAAGCAGCAGAAGTTATGGAACTTCATGATGCTTTGAAGTCTGGTAAATTACAATATGACACAGTGTGCTTAGATTCAGTATCTGAAATAAGCGAGATCTTATTAACATGGGAGAAATCTCGTAGCAAAGATCCACGTATGGCATATGGTAATGTACAAGAATCTGTAACAAATTTAATGCGTGCTTTTAGAGATCTAAATATGCACGTTTTGTTCTTATGTAAAGAAGATGTGGTAAATGATGATGGCGTACTTAGACACGCACCAAAAATGGTTGGTACTAAGTTAGGCGAATCAATTACATATTTTTTTGATGAGGTTCTTGCTTTACGCATCATTGAAGATCAAGATGAAGACGGCAAGAATATCCAAAACAGATGGTTGCAAACCGTCTATGGACAAGGTTATAAAGCAAAGGATCGTAGTGGTAAACTAGAAAACTTTGAAAAACCTGATATAACTGCTCTAATTGAAAAGTTAGGGTTTTCATTAACTAACGACAATATGGGAGGAGAAAATGTCTGATTTTGGTGATGTAGAATTTTTTGATAACTTAGAGGAAATGTCATCTGGTGGCTTACCTCTAGCACCAGATGGTGAACACAATGCAACGGTTATTGCTACAGACAAGTATAAGTCTAAAGCAGGTAACCATACGCTAAAGGTTACATTTCAATTAGATGGCGGTAAATATCGTGATCATAACGAATGGTATAACCTTTGGGCTACTAATGAAGACAACAAAAGAATAAGCACTGAAATATTTACCAGGCTTACTAAAGCTGTTGGCTTTAAAAAGTATCCAGAGAATCATGGTGATTTTGTGGGTAAAAAACTAATACTTAAAACTGAACAAATTGATGATCAATTTGAAGGTGATAACGGTGTGGTAAATACTAAGAAGACTAAAATCAGATTATATTTACCAGAGGCTGATTCAGATATGAGTCCACCTAAAGAAGCTGTACCGCCTTTCTAATATTAGTTTATAAATTAAGGGGCTTTGTGCCCCTTTTTTTGTGCCTCTAAAATTAACAAAAACAACTCATCTTGCAATCGTTGTGTTCTTTCTTTTGCTTTTTTTAGATCTTTTTTGGTTTGTTTTATTTGTTCTGATAAATTCATTTTTTATCCTGCATATACGCATATATAGTTAAAAGTAAAAGACCTATCACAGCATAAAAACTAAGATCCATCATCTGTTCTCCATTTTGTTTCTAAGTCTAGTTAGATACCATATAGCTTTATCTATATCTTGGATATTTGCATCTTTATGATCTTCACGCCAAATGTATTTGAACGCTGCTGCTTTGCAATAGCCTTTAAACTCTTCAAAGGTTAAGGCTGATTCTATTGCGTCTATACACTCAATAGGGCCTTTCTTGTAATGTGGGGGGTTTATGTTATCTGTCATTTTGTTTCTCCAATATTTTTTCTGCTGTTTCTGCTGATTTTTTTAGACTTTTAAAATTTTGATGTGCTAATTTTTGTAACGCTTGCCAATAACAATCGTATTTGTTAGCTAAATATTTACAGGTAACAAGTTCACTCATGCCTTGATTTGTGTAAGTCTTTATTTCTTTTGCAATAATTTCTCTTGCTTTGCTTATATCATTAGCATCAATCATTGTGTTTTACCTTTTTATTAGATGTTTCTTCCCATACGTTTTTAAGTTTGGTTATATCTGTGGTTTTTTTGTTTTTAAAAATCTTATCCCAGCCAAGACTCCATTTATTTTTGTTTGTTGGTCTTTGTTTACTACCTTTACCACCATGCCATTTAGTCATTTAATTCTTCTCTGTAAAAGTTGCCAGTATCTAGCTCAACAACATTAGGGCTGTTGTATATGGTTGCTTGTTTGCCACCACTCCAGACTACCTTGTTGTATTCTTCTAAGTAATCACTTAAAAAGTTCCAACCTACTTCCATGTCGGTATGGTTCATTTTAAATACTTTACTTGCATAAGGTGGTTTTTTTTCCTGTGCTACAAACATAAAGTCATGCACCTGAAAACCAGCTTTTTCAAAACCACGCTTATACCAAGCAGCTTGTAGATCATAAGAGTACCGCCTTACCGAATTGGTAAAACCCCTGACGGAACAATCACTGGTTGTTTTATAATCTACAAGCACTATGGCATTTTCCCCATGTGGTTTATCAAATGGGTTCAAAACTACATCAGCCCTGGTCTTACATAATAAATCTTGCTCATACCAAAAAATAGACACCTCGTAGGGTGAATCAAAAGTGCTGGGATACTCTTTATCTGGATTTAGATAAGCTCTCGCCTCCGTTACCAAGCTGTTTTGCATACTATATATGGTATCTTTGTCCTTTTCATTAATAACAATAAGACCTTTATCAAGACTTTCTTTCTTAAGAGCTTTGTTAGTATTGGTGTATGGAGATCCAGTTATAGTAACTACATCACTAAAAAATGCTCCCTCACCCTCTACAATTAATGAATGTGCCGCAGATCCAAAGTTCATAGCTGGTGTCTGCTCTATAACTTCTTCCAAAGCGTGTAATTGACTTTGACTAAATCTTCTTATGTGTGAAGAAGATATGCCTGGCCCATTATGATAAAAGTTATTATCCATGTTAGGAAAGTAATAAGCATCGCCTACCTTTTTATGTGGTAGATCCTCTAACATATCTGGTAACTTACTCATGATGCCTCCTTGTCTACAGTTACTTTATATAGATCATCTACAATAGACTGTAGTTCTTTGATAGCAACACCACACTGCCAAATAGCAATATTGAGCCTGTCTTGTTTTTGTTGTAATTCATAGTCCTCTTTTGAGGGATTTGTGTAACTGATTACTTCGTCAATAATAGCAGTTACGTCTAATTTAGGTTTTTCCATTTTACTTCTCCAAATAAATGAGTTTGTATTATTGCACTAACTAATGTATGATGTCAACCATAAGTAACCAATTTTTATTTATGAGGAGTAAGATATGGGAAGATCAAATGATTTGTATATGATGATGCGTTTATCGTATGAACAAGCTACAGATGATTACAACAACAAAAAAACAGATTCAATAGTAAATGCTTACAGTAAGTATTACAAAGAGAACGTTGGTATGACCTGTTATGATCCGCAAGGAGATATTATAAATTTTTATGATGAAGATAACAGCCAGGAATGTTCATTATGATTGAGTTTTTATTTTGGTTTTTTTTAGCAATAATAGGCATACCAGCCTTGTTTATTGTTTTGTTTGATAGAATATGAACAGCGTTACTGAATTAAAAAAAGTTAAATGCAGTATATGTAATGGTTACATAAAACCATTAAAGAATGATGACGGAGAGGTTGTTTGGGAGCATGGAAACAATGCTGAACCTGTAAACTCTGGCCGTTGTTGTGATGATTGTAATTGGACAAAGGTAATACCAGCTAGGCTGTTACAGATGGAGAAGTAGCGGTATTATGAGTTATCGTGTTATGATGCGGAATGCCAAAGATTGTACAAATCAAAGACAAGATGGGCAAACCCACATTACAGGAAGTTATTTCCAGACTAGATGCTATGTTCGACAACATGGTTTATCGGGGTGAAGATCGTTTGAATATTATCCTGGCGAGCTTAAGTTTTTGTATCGCACAAGTAAGCACAGAGTTTGAAGATAAAGAGGTTGCTAGGTTAGTTGATGAACTTTTAGCTCAATATATTGACAAATCTGCCAAGAAATAGATTTTTGTCTATTATTGTCATTTTGTCATGACAGCTAAAAACATGATAAGAATGCGGGTTTCGGGATTATTGTATTTTTTTCATTTTTGTCATAAGAGAATAACAAAACTTAGTTAAATAAATAAGAAAATACTTGACTAGATCTACTCTCTTCAAGTATGCTCTCAATACACTTTAGGGTAAAGTGGGGGTAGGTATTAATAAAACTTACCTCTGCTCTAATATGCAAAACATGGGATATAGAAAGAATAAACTTGAATATGAACCTATCATTTCTTCAGAAGAAGAAGCTCCCATAGAATATTGCAATCTCGATAACTCCCTTAACAGACGACAACGCAATTTTATTTGGATTGCAGTCAATAATCCTCGTTTATCTTTAGTAGAGTGTGCCCACAAAGCTGGTTATACAAGTCCTCGTCAAATGGCCAATAAACTCATGAACAAGCCTATTATTCGTAAGGAATATAATTATCTTATGAACCAGGCGAAGAAGAAGTATGAGCTCAATTATGATCGGGCTGTGCAAGATTTATATGATATTCGGGACAAGGCTATTGAATCGGGTTCATTTAATGCTGCAATATCTGCCCAGAACTCACTGCTAAAAGTCGGGGGTTTAATTGTTGATCGTAAAGAAGTAATGTTCGGGAAAGTTGACCAAATGAGTCGGGAAGAAGTTGAAAACAGATTAAAACAGCTGATGGGTAGTGTTGTTGAGGCTAGTATAGAAAATAAAGTTGACGACCTGGATCTACCAGAAGTAGAAGTTGATGAGGATAAAGATGCCAAAGAAGAACATAATTAAAGCTGTTATGTATGTGGAAGAAGATCCAATTACTATGCCTTACGACAAGTTAGATAAGTTATTTAAAGCGAGATGTAAGAAAGGAAAGATAAATCATTATTCTGTAGTTTCATATCCAAAGAAAGTTAAAAAGGCATAACTAATTATTGGAGGAGATGAGAAGTAAAATATAAAATCAGACTATGCCTTAATCGGAATATAACAAATTACTTCTAATTGTTCAAGAAAATATCTAAAGCTTTGAATAAGCTCTTATTAGATCTAAACCAAGCTGACTTAATGTGTTTATTGTTTTGATAGACCAAATAACCAACAGTAAAGCCGACTTCATCAATATTTGGGTATCGTTGTAAGTCATGCTCTACTGCATTAAATGGCACTATTTTAATGTAATATTTATTTATTGTTCGGCTCATTAGGGTTAGAAAATATATACATTAAGACTAAAACGACACAAGAAAATATAAACAGGCTACTCATTTTCTTTTGAGTTTGACTTCAAAAGTATAATCATCATTATTAATGATACCCTGCACTTTTTTCAATGCATGGTCGTGGTTGTATGCATAAGTTTGAACACACAATATATCTTTTTTTGTGCCTACATATACATTATAAGTTTGTTTATTACTCATCTTTTATCTCCTCCAATTTTTTTACCCATTGTTCATTTTGAATATCTTTTGTTGAAAATAATTCAATAAAAGGTGGGTCATAAATTCCCTCGTCTAAAAAAGATTTACCAATTACAAATTCTTTTGTCATAAAATCTCTTTTATGGTCTTCTTCTATATCGTAAGGTATATATAAATGCACTTCTGCATCTGGATTTATGCCCTCTAACTGTTTCATTAATTGTTTAACTGTTGTTGTCATCTGACACCTCCTCAGTAGAATGATGTTCCCAATCTATATAGTCAGGCTCGGCATCATTAACTATATGTGATGCTATCTCCCTTGCATTTTGTTTTGATTTAGCCTTAACTTCTATTTCATAAGACCTGGTTTCATCAAAAATAACTTTATAAGTTTTAATCATAATCACATTCCTCCAATTCAAAATCTCTAAGTGAACAGTTATCACTTATCCTTACGTAAATACCTTGATCTGCTAATAGCTTAAATAAGTCTGCCAAACTATCTACGATTAAAACCTCATCATTATCTTTATCAACTGTTATTGTCATATCACACCTCCTATCGTGATCTAAATAAATAAAATAAACACTTTAAACGCCACTCGGATAAGTGGCGTAAATGTTCTGGTATTTTAGTTCTGTCAATTTTTGACATTAGTCTTGCTCCTTTAGTTTATCCATAAATCTAGTTATACCAATGACCAAACCTAGATACATTTTAGAATTATTTTTATCTGATTCTTTACCAATATCTTCGCATGATTCATCTACAACTTCCTTTGCGATTCTTTCAATTTGTTCTTTACTAATAGCCATTATGCTGACTCCTTTTCTAGCGTAGCCAAAACAGACCATAATGGTTGCAAGTCATTTTCTGTAATTCCAACATGAATGATTTTATAATCAGAGTCATAAGATACTTTATGTTTTGCTACATACCATTGATTGTTTTTAAATAGATAGATCCATTCAATGTCGAACTGCACATCATTATAAAATGTGTGTGCTGAATGATATGTTAATGGTGGCTCTATATTTGCCCTATCATCTAAACTTTCTTTAATGGTAGGTTTAAGAGAAGATAGATAACCTTGATTGGCTAGTTCTTCTGCTTTCTTTTGGTTGTTGTAATGTTCATTAATTAATAAGCCGTTATATTCTGGGTAGCCGTCATAATGACAGTATGTTACTACGACTTGCCCGTTTGCTCGCTGATATGCGATATTACTTCTCGTTGCCATGTTATATACCTCCTATAGTATTTATTATGGTTTCCAATTCACATTTATAATCATACTCTTCTTAATCTATTTGTCAACAATTTGTATCCAATTATTATTATAAAGATTATTTATATGGCTAGATGTTGGGGATTAATCGCATCTTCCCCCTCGTTCGTTCAAGCTCGTAAATAAAATCATACAGACATTTAGATCCAATCGGGTCGGGTCGGGATTGTCGGGAATATGTTTCGGGTCGGGTCGGGGAATGCCCTTAACACAATATAACACACCAGACAGGTGAGCAGGAAAGAACATTTTGTAGTCTTCTGCAGTCTGGGTTGCCTAGCTCTATCTATATCTATTTAAAATAAACTAAAATAAGTGTTGCAATTTGTATCCACTATGATATATTAGATGTTCATTTACATTAAATAGGAGAAGTAATATGAAACAAATAAGAAAATTTGAACAAGAATCTATAGTCAATCAGATTATGGAGGGCGTTAATGAAAGACTTGATGCCAAAGTAGAGAAAGCGAAGAAGTCTAAAGACTACAAAGCTGTTGAGAAACTTGCTGATGTTGTTGTTAAGCTACAGAAAGAAATTGAATTTGCTAATCAAAAAAGGTCTGATGCTTTAAATCGTGTTAATGAGGCTATTAAGAACTATAACGAATTTAGCACAGATAAAATGGTTGGGTTAAGTTCTATGAATAACTACAACGATAGCAGATTAAAATTCTTTAGAAATGATTGGCAGGTAAAACAACAAGTATCTGACAAATTAGCTATCGCATTACTAGAGCCAAACGCACAGGAAAGAATCAAAGAAATCATTATGGCTATTGCGAGTGAGGTTTCTTAAATAAAAACTCTCCTAATGAGTTAAGCCCGTTCATTCGGGCTTTTTTATGTCGGGAGTTCGGGATTTCGGGTTTGTTGCTAAACACAGATAAACACACAATAAAGTAAACACAGTTAGATCCAGGAGATCTGGCAGATCTACCAGGACCAGATCAAAGAAGAAAGTTGTTGACAAAATGTATCCAATATGAAACAATAAGCTTTTACAAATTAGGAGAAGTAAATATGGCTAGTAAATCATATCCAATATGGAATATAGTAACAGCTTGCATTTATAAAGGTGCAAAATCGTATGGAGTGCGAGAACGTGGAGAGGTGGAGGTTAGAATAGGAACAAGTGGCTCTAATTCTCACACTTTCCTAAATCATAGAACAACACATAAAATACTGGAAAATGGCGATAGAGAATATCGTTTTTATGTTGATGATAAATGTATCAAGCGTGCTTTGTTACCAAAAGGAAAAAAAGAAATACAATATTTGGAGCAATGAATGGATCTATTTACAATATCAGTTGTTGTATTGGTGGTGGTGTTCCTAATGTCGGGTCGGGTGTAAAGTAGCTTTCATGTCTAACCTAGCAACCACCACCACTACTACACACACAAAGAAGCCAGATAGATCTACCAGGTCGTTCGGGTATGTCGGGTACTGCCATTTAGGAACAGCTCGGGTTTGGTCAAGTTCATTAACACAATGTATTGATGAAGCCCAAGAGTTTATCCAGGCCAACCCAAGATACTTAACTAGAAAAGGTTTGTTTATTTATGAACTAATAAAAGGTGAAGAAAGAAAGTTTCATAAAAGAGTTGACAAAATGTAACCAATTGCTATAATTAGCTTATCTTTTAAACAAAACCATTAGGAGGTTATTATGAAGATAGAAATAAACTTATATGATGAAACAGGTGAAAGGGTCGTTGGCAAAGCCATAGAGATTGATTGCCAAAGTCTCATCATCAATGGCATTCATGTCATTCAAGCAGGTGGTGTTCATGCTGAAATGAGACAGCTAGAATCTGATGAAATACCAGTAAGTGCTGAACAGTACACAATGCAATAGAAAATAATCGGAGGATCAAGGGAGCAATACGCTCCCTTTTTTTATGGGTCGGAGTCCCAGCAGGACACAAAATCCAGTCGGTCGAGATGTCCTTCGGGCGGGGGGGACACAAATGAGGGTGCAAGTATATATAGAGACACAGGGGTAATAACAAACACAAACAAAACATATATTTAACACAATGCTAGTAATTTTTATATTTTTTCTGATACAATCAGATTTTAACTACGAGGTACCACATGGACGAAGATATGATGGGTATGCAGGTTAATCCAGTAATGACACCTGAACAACCAATGATGCAAGGGACTCCTGCCCCCCAAGAAATGCCAGGTCAAATGCAGTCTGAATTAGATGAAATATCAAGTTCTGATCGAGAAGAGGCTAAACAAGCCCTCATGCAAATTGTAAAAATTCTACAACAAATGGTATCTCAAGGTGCATCTGATGAAGAAATCCAAGCTTTTTTACAACAAGTAGGAATTACTATGGAAGAACTACAGATGGCTAGGGAGATGTTTGGTATATGATGAATATGCGAGAAATGTTAGGTGAAGCTGGCAGAACTATCTCCAACATGGATAGAACTATAGCAGCAGGTATGGGTTATCCTCTTCCACCAACTGAAAAGATGAAAACAATGAATCAACTAAGTGATCCTATTCCAGATCCTACACCTCAAACTATGTTAATGTCCGACAACGAACCGAGATTTGAAGATAGATCTCCTGAAAACCAAATATTCTCTATTGATACTGCTATTGGTAACCTTATGACTGAGTACGACATGGTAGTTCGCAACAAAGAATTTGAAAGAGCACAGATGATTGCTGACCAGATTGACCAATTACAACAGCAAAAGATTGGTATACAGGCTCAAAATGTGCCTCAAACAGGTTTTTTATCAAATATAAATACAAGTATACGAGAAATGTTGGGAGAAAGTGGTAAAACTATATCAAATCAAGACAGAGAAACTATATCTGACCTGCTAGACTCTATATCTGAGTAGCCAAGCATGGCTGTTTCTAACATATCCTCTCTTTTAGATGAACTAGAAGCTGACTCTAATACAAAAAATATTACAGAACTACCTGAAGAAGTAATAACGTTTTTACCTCCAATGACACAAAATTTCTTAGAAAAATTTGAAAAAATAAACGGAAAATTATTTTTACCAACACAAGATGTAGACAGATTAACATTAGAAGCAGAAAAAGAAAAAATGGGACAATTAGCTTTGCGTAATGACCCACAAGGTCTTGGCTTTCACGGTGGAGATCCAGAACTAAGTGCAACTGTAACTGATGACCCAATGGAAATAAGAGGAAGAGAATTTAGAGGACCTTATGACAAATATGGCTCAAAACCTGATGTTTTTAGAACATTTGAACCACATTCCATATTACTAGAACAAAAATATAGATTTCCAACAAGAGCTAATCAATACAGACCTTCAGATACGCCTTACGCTCTTGGTACATATGACAGAATGGGTGATACTATGTTATTAAGTGGAACTGACGATGATCCTTATATGGCAAGAAAAATTACAGAGCCTCATGAGTATATGCATAGAGGTATAAGTTATAGGCCCTTTGAAGGTGGACTTACACGATTTTTGGCTGCAGTTGCAGATCTTGGTGCAGAAAAAGCTGGATTACCTAGTATTTTTAATACCATGCAGACAGGTGAGGCACAACACGAGTACATAGATAAAGCTTTAGACAAATATATAGAACAAAGTATGTCAAGCGAGTTAAAAGAAAGCAATGATAAATATAATAAAGCATTAGACGACCTAAAAATGCGATTTATACAAGAATATGATTCTGTTGAAATAGGCACAGAAAAATTTAACGAATATATAACTGAGAATAATTTGGGTTACAAATAAACATGGCTGCAAGAAAGGAAATACTTTCAGATTTAAGCACCAAGATAGCTGATGGTAATATTAGTGATGCCTATCGTACTTTTGAACAACTACCTGTTGTAGACCAAATTGCTGTAAGTATCTCTCCTGGTGTCGGTGATGCTCTTGCAGCTTACGAAGTTGGTGAGTTTGGTCGTAGAGCCAAAACCAACATACAAGACCAAGACAGACTAGGTGCAGCAGGCAATATAGCCTTATCTGCACTATCAGGTATTAGCTTAATACCATTATTTAGATTCCTTAGAGGTGCAAGAGGTGTAACAAAATCTGCTACGCAAGCAGCAGATGCTTCTAAAAAACTTAAACCCCCTGTTGAAGAGCCGTTACCACTTGCACCGCCCAAGGAAACAAAATTACCTAAAGTAGAACCTTTTGAACCTAAAGGCATTAAAGATATAAGCTATCAAGCAGGAGATTTTCAGTTTGGTTCTAAAGCTAGGAAGTGGGTTAACGGAATTGAACAGCCAAATATTACAACCTTAGGTAAAAAAGTACAAAAACTACCTGCAGAGCAATGGGTGCAAAAATTAGAAAACGCTGGGATTCCAAAAGGTGAG